GGGTCATTGCCGCTAGGTAGTGACTCAATTGCAGACTCATTAGAGAACGACATCTTGAGTTGATTATTGTCGATAATGGATGGACCCCTGAGAATCATCCATTTAGGTAGGAACTTAAAACCATACTTGGCTTTCTGAAGAAGTTTCATCGCTTCTCGTTCTGTACGAGATAACATAATGATGAAACGGTCTTTCCAGAAGAACGTTTCCCAAAACACAAAAGCTGCACCCAAAGTGGAGAATCCAATCTGACGTGCCTTGAGAACAATGGTGTAACGGTTGTCAATCCATGAATGCACAGTCAGCAACTGTGCTTCACGCATCTCAAACTTTATGCGTCCTTTTTCTGGATGTTTAATAAACCAGTAATTAGAGCAAAAATAATTAAATGCATTAACCAGTTCTTCTGTCGTGGCGTTTTCTGGGCCTTTGCACAGTCGCCATTCCTTCTCGTTGAGAAGGTCTGTTAATTCCATAAATTAGATTTTGATAATGTAATTCAAAAGAATAGTGGGCTGCATGTTGTTGTGTGCTTGTCCACCGCCAACGTTTGCCATTCCACCCTGCGATGCAAGAATTGTGTATGTTGGAGAAGTATAGTTATCACCAGAAGAAGTCAATGCTTTGCGGTAGGGAGTTCCACCGCCCCCAGTCGCACCATAAATATCGTGAGAGTGAGAAGGCATTTGTGCTTCTGTCAACGTATGCGTCTGCGTACCGCCAGTTGTCCCAGCAGTATTGGCCCAATCCAAACGACCAGCATCCGTACCGCCCATATTGTCCAGTCCAGCAGCAACACGTCCGCGAAGGTCCGGAAGATTAAAAGTTGTTGAACCGTCGCCAACACCATAAGTGGTGCTGATTACAGTAAACAGGTTTGCATACGTAGAACGACTAACTGCTTGACCAAAACACATCAGCCACCCAGTTGGTGCGCCAGTTCCCGCAAATGGAACAACAACTCCAACTGGAGTCATCACATACTCTGCGGCAATTTTTTTGGTTGTCGCAGACTGAACAATGGGCAGCACGTCAGCCGCAGCCACACTAGTTGCGGCAGGGAGTGCAGAAATCTTTACGTTAGCCATCAGACCTAACTTTCAGTAATAATGAACTTGTTTTCTTCAGTCTTGACGTGATGACCGTCTTCCGCTATCAACTGCATACCAGTTGCTAGCGAATGCCAGTATTCAAATGCCAAGTCTGCGTACGTATCACCAATAGCACCGTTTGTCACATACCAGTCAAAAGCCGTAATATCCGCATAATCTGGATTATCTGCTTTCCATAAAGCCCAATAGTCAGAAAATGCCAGATTCCCACCATAAACAGCACTTAGTTCAATAACAATCTCATCAGCCGTTGTCGTCACCAGAATCATCCTTTCGCTTTGGTAAACCCTTAGAAGCCATAATCCCAGCCAATGTTCCCGTTAGGAACATGGCGATTGGGTTCATTAGTTTGAAAAACTCTGCATCAACAGGCGATAATGAATCACCCTGATAAACAAACAACAGGCCGTACAGACTGGAAAGCAGTAGCGTCAATAGACCGATGCACAGGGTAATGCCGACTGCAAATTGCAGTCTGGCATCCAGTTCATCTGGACTGTAACGCTTACGGTTGGACACAGTTAGAATCCGTAGTCGGCACATTCTGTGCAGACAAAGCCTTGTTCTTTACCCGTACAGCCTCACAAGTAGGAACTCTATAGTGGTCTTGGCACCCAGTGCCCAAAACCACAGCTAGCACAATAGCAAATCTAGTTGTCTTCATCGTTCCCCCTGAAATGTCCTAGGGTTGGTCGTTCGCCAGTCTCACAAAATGGACAACAACCCCAGTTTTGTGGATACTCCTCACCGCAACGTTCACACTCAACAATGTTCATGACACAACCTTGAACGAACGCTGCTGCTTCTCGCGTGCAGCCATTGCCCCAATCAACTGGTCCAACTCCTCATCAGACAAGTCTGCGGCCTTACGGTCAGATTTGATTTCAACCGTAGGCGGAGCCATACGGTTCGTAGCCTGAAGATACAACTGAGCAGACTTCGTATCCCCATCCAAAGCCTTCTTGTATAAAGTGTCCAAAAGCTGCTGGGTGCGTTCAGGTGAACCCTGAATATCATCAACGCGCTTCTGCCACTCTTCCTTAAAGTACGGCTTTTTTTCCCAACGGCGCAAAGTTGTGATGTCAACACCGACAGCATCAGCCATCTTGCTTTTGGTTGCTGGCTGACGCTCGGCTGGTGCGGTGCACAGCCAGTCAAGGTACTTTTGTTGTTCTTGGCTGAGTGTGATGCTGTTTTCGTTCATACAGATAATCGGGTTTGTCACCCGATGTTACAAAGGGGGGGACTATAGGGGGGGTTGCAAGAAAACTGTTTGAGGGCGCGTGATAACATCACAAGCCCGAAAAACATCACAGTTCAGGGAGTAGAAATGGCTGCAAAGAAAACCAAAGTCCAGAAGGTTATGGGCGAGTTCAAAGCGGGGACTTTGCACTCTGGCAAAGGCGGCCCTGTCGTCAAATCCAACAAGCAAGCAATAGCAATTGCCCTAAGTGAGCAGGCCAAAGCTAACAAGAACAAGAAGAAAAAGAAGACCAGCCGTGGAAAGTGAAAAAGGCGAATTTATAGACGGATGTCCTATTGCAACCCAAGACATCACCATCAACCTGAAGAACCGTCAGGAAGCCATCGATAAAGCCAACTATGGGCCGATGATTCCATCCAGCCCCAACAATGGATTCTGGTCAGCAAAAGCCAAACTGTTTGGTGTGCCTGTGGCGGAAGCCAAGAAGGCACGATGCAAGAACTGTGCAGCATTCATCCAAACATCACAGATGTTGGACTGTATTGCCAAGGGTTTGGACTCTGCTCCGATTGAAGCAGCACACGCCACAATCAATACAGCAAACCTAGGGTTCTGCAATATCTTTGATTTCAAGTGTGCAGGTGACCGAACCTGCGACGCATGGGTAACAGGGGGACCAATCAAAAATGCCAAATAAACCAGACCCTAGACTTGCACGTGCAGGAGTAACAGGCTATAACCAACCCAAACGCACACCCGGACACCCAACCAAATCACACATTGTTGTAGCCCGTTCAGGTGGCCAAGTAAAGACAATCCGTTTCGGACAACAAGGTGTTAAAACAAACCAGACCCGTGGACAGCAACAAGCATTTGCTAGCCGCCACGCAAAGAATATTGCGCGCGGACCCATGTCCGCCGCCTACTGGGCAAACAAAGTCAAATGGAACCCCAGTAAAACATCACAACCCAAAAATCAGAAATGGGTCAAAGGGTCATAACCCCTATCGGGTGACTCTAGAAAACACCCCACCCCCATGTGACCAACGTCACACCCAACATATAGAAAACAACCTGCATCCCCCTGCACCAAAAGAGTCCCACGTTTTTGGGGCCGTACGGGAGGCCATGCACCCCCACCCAACCTCAGCCTGTGACGCTGAAACCGCACGAAATGGGGCGAATCGGGGCAAACCCTAAAAGCCCCAAATAGCCACCAAACCCACTACCTACGGCACTATGCCTAATAGTGACAGGGCGAAACGCCTAGTCTAGGTTCAATGCCAATGGTGGCGTGACCTATCCAACAGTAAAGGAATCAACAGTGAACAAGGCAACGAACAACAAGGCAACCACCAACAAGTCCACGAAAGTTTCATGCGTGAAACTTCCCGAGACTCTCACGAAAGCGTGGGACGACATCGAGACGGGGCAAGCGACAATTTTGGGCGGGTGGTTCACAATCGGTGACTACTTGCTGAAGTCGAAGCGTCGCGGATTGCAGGAAAGGTTCGTCGAAGAGATGGCAGGGGTTGACGGGTTCTCAAGTGGAATGGTCAGCAAGGCGGTCACCATCGCAAAGGCTCAGGCGCTCGGTGGCGACTTCGACTGGCAAGACTACGGTTCGTTCACTTCTGCCTACAATGCGGCTCGTGCCGAACTGAATGGTGGCGACGTTCCCGAAAAGCAAGAGCGCAAGACTTCGGTCAAGGTGTCTTCGTACAAGGCGAATGACATCGTAAAGGCTCTTGGCAAGGCTGAGGCGAAGAAGTTGGCGCTCGCAATTCTTGCGCTCGCCTGATTCACCAAGTTCATTGGTGGTGCTGATTCACAAGCCCTACCCTCTGGGGCTTGTGGGTCGCACACTGTCAATGGGCAGTCGAAAGTTTCATGGGTGAAACTTTTGTAACAGATAAGGAGGCAGTCATGGCGACTGTTATTCATGTTCATTCGGCGTTCGTTGAGGACGGCGATTTCGGTCCCGAGGTTTGGGTGCAGGCTTGGGACGGTGAGTTTCATCTTTACCGTCATTGTGCCGACATGGCTCGGGCTACGGCTTGTGTTGATGCTGTGAATGCGTTGTCGAATCCTGTTTGTGTAGCAGGTTTGATTCAGGAAGGGGGTGAGTGATGCACGTTGTGAATCGTCGTAGGTGGTTGCGTACGAAGCGTTGGTTCACTGCCATTCTGGCATTGACCACGCTTGCCAGTGTTGGTGGGCTTGAGGGTACTCAGCCTGTGCCTGCGTATTCGTGGTGGTTGTTGTTGCCTTTGGGCTTCATGATTTGGAACATCACAAATGATTATGTCCGTCAGTATGAGAATGGGAGAAAGTGAAATGAATAGCGACATTGAGATGATTGACATGGATGATGACCGCGTTCGTGGTCGGGTGGAGTACGAGAACACTCTCAGGCTTCGTGCCGATTTGGACTGGTGGCTTCAGTACAATGGCTTGTCCGAGCGTGCGGCTCTTGAGATTCTGTTTGGTTTGGCAGACTCAATGAATCTGCTCTAGTAAGTTCGGTTGATGGTGAGGTGGCATCGTTTGTTTCATGGGTGAAACTTTCGGTGCCACTGATTCCACCAATGGGGTGGCAACAGATAAGGAGAAATGAAATGGACATGATTCAGTTTGAGGAAGCGCACACGGAACTTTTGCGTAACTGCAAAGTGTTTGAGGGCACTAACATTTGCAAAGTTGCGTATGCCGTGTGTCGCGTTGATGACGAGTACGGCTACAAGGTTTTGTCGAAAGTTTTGTTCACGATGAATGACGCTTTTGAGTATGCCTGCAAGACTGCGCCAGAATACAAGTGGGGTGATTACTCTGACTTTCTTTTGGTTGAGAATCTCGACGATTGGTATGCAATGGGCGGTGAAGCAAGGCGCGGTTGGGATTACATGGAAGTTGCCATTTACGAGTATGTTGATGGCAGTGAGCAGGATTATCCTCGCCAGTTGGTGTTTGGGAAGCGCACACCCAGCATTGGTTGATGGTGACGGGTCACAAAGTTTCACGCATGAAACTTTGTGGCTCGGACTCCACTAATCGGTGGAAACAAACAAACAAATAGAAAGAGGTAATGTCATGTCCGATATTTCGACGCAGGTTGATTCACAGCCGGCTGAGGATGTTCCGCCACTGTGGCCTTGTGAGGTTGTCGTTTCAGATTTGTCTGAGCGTCCTTTCCTTGCGCATCGTTTCGTGATGCAGTGGGTTTGGGGTGAACGTCCTGACGGTACGTTTGGCAGTGTCGACAGGTTGGTGCCGACGCAGTCAACTACTACGTTCGTTGATGAGAATGGTGACGAGTTGATTGTTCACCAATCTGAAATCGATGACGAGTGCTTGTGGTGCAACAACGGTGTCATCCATGCTCACCGCAATCTTCGTGCACGTAACTTTGCTAGGAATGGTTTCGACTTGTGTAACTACTGTGCCAGCAGTGCAGATTCGTGTGACCGTTGCAGTGGTCCGATGACTGAGGACTATTCGTGGACTGTTGGTGATTACGACTGGTGCGAGTCGTGTTACGACAACTATGCGACACGTTGCGAGTATTGCGACGAGGTGATTGAGTACGGCGACGAGTGTGATTGCGACGAATCTGGTGGTGATTTGATTCAGTCGTACTCAACCAAGTTCAGTCCGTTGTTCTTGCATGATTACAACGTCGAAACCGATGATGTTGTGTTGGTTCGCAATTACACACGTGACCCGCAGTTTGCGAACAAGATTGCTATGGGTCTCGAGTTTGAGATGGAGAACATGTGTGGTTCGCAACGCACTGGTGAGATTGCACGAATCTTTGCTGACGCATACAACGATAACCATCTCATGCTGAAGCACGATGGTTCCATCAGCAACGGCTTTGAGTTGGTCACCCAACCCCATACACTTGATGCGTTCATGCAAGCGTTCGATTGGGATTTGATTCGTGAAGCGCAACGTGCAGGTATGCGTGGTTGGGAAGTTGGCAATCGTGAGATTGGTATCCATATCCACATCAACCGCAAGGCGTTCTATACGAAGCCTGACCACACTCGATACAATGCGTCACCGCATCTCATGGCGTTCATGACGTTCATCTACAGCAACGTCAAGGCAATCACACGTATCGCTGGTCGTAATGTTCACTACGGTCATATGTCTCAGCGTTATCTGCAAGAGGCGTACAACTGTTGCAAGCATGGCTACAACCAGTATTCACGTACTCAAGCCATCAACTTGATGAACGATGCGACTGTCGAGTTGCGTATGTTCCGTTCCACAATGCGTGTCGAACGTGTCCAAGCGTACCTGCAGTTCGCTGAGGCCGCCGTTCGTTACACTCAGACGAACCGCATCGAAAAGATGCGTGACCGTTTCCACTTCGCACACTTTGCCAAGTGGGTTGAGGTTCACGGCGAACGCTACCAGCAGTTGCACAATCTAATTGTGGAAACACGTGCAGTGGAATACGCCATTGACCAGCGTCCAATTATCCAAATAGCGGGCAACTACCCGATGCTCGGGGACGACACGACCGAAGAGTTCGTTCCCTCAACACCCAACGATTACCAGTTCTAATGGCGCAAAGTTTCATCGGTGAAACTTTCCCAGTATTCAAACATTCAAACAGAAAGAGGTACACCCCATGTGTATTTTGACATTTATGCCAGCAGGCATTACCGCAAATATCGAGCACCTTAGGAATGGTGCATGGAACAATGACGATGGTCATGGTTTCGCTGTCCACTGTGGCAACAAAATCATCACTGGTCACGGCATGGACTTTGAGAAAGTGCTTGACCAGTTCCTTGAGGTGCGCAAACGGAACCACGGCCACGCCTTGTTCCATTCACGCATCACCACTCACGGCAAAACCAACGTCGATAACTGTCACCCGTTCCGTGTAGGTGGTGACCCACGTACTGTTGTCGGACACAATGGTGTCCTGCCAATCCAAGTACCTCAAGGTGATGACCGTTCAGACACACGCATCTTCGCTGACACATACCTACCGTCCATCGGTGGTGTGTATGCACTAGATGAGCCAGAGGTTTTCCAATCCCTCAGCAAGTGGGCTAGCGGTTCCAAACTTGTGGTGCTGACTGTCGATGAGTGGGCGCAAAAAGATTTCTACATCATCAACGAGAACCTCGGTCACTGGGACAAGGACGGTGTGTGGTGGTCTAACAATACGTACCAGTATCGTTGGCAGTCGTACGGCACGTACGGTTCTGGCTGGTCCACTAGCGTCACACGTGTAGCCAAGACACCGAAAGATGATGCGTACTATGAGTCGTTGTTCAGCGATGACACCGAGGAAGAGTATTGGAATCTGTATGAGGTGACCTGCCCATCGTGTGGTGTTGGTGAGGTTTTCGATTTCGATACCGATGACCCGATTGACTGTATGACGTGCGGTGATTGTCTGTGGTGCCAACACCCGACAGATAAGTGCATCTGTTACGACGCGGCAGTTGAGATGTGTGTCACCCCAGAGATG